ATAAAGTCTCCAAGACCGTCTTCAATAAACCAGCCGATATACCAGCCGAACCCATCTTTAAACTTAACAATTCGCGGATAAGCTCCCGAAGCTTCAAGCAGTTTGGATTTTTTCTTCAAAAATCGGAAAATATAGCCAATGTATTTAGGGTCTTTTTTAGGGTTGTATTGCTCAATGTCCATCACACTTCCTCCCATAAAGTTATCGCCCGAGCCAAAGTTTCCGCCTCGGCAGTCTTCCACATCCCGTCCGGCGACCGCGCAGCAATCACAAATCCCTCGCCGTCCTTCTTCATCAACATCAGCTCGCCACGGTCTTCGATCCATTCTGCAATTTCTTTTTGATTCATTTCTTAAATCCTTTTAAATCAATACCTTATATTTTCAACAAGGCAAAAAAATATAGAGCAACATCAACGGCTTACCGTTTTAATTGTCGTCATACCCGTCATGGCCTTCACCTATCATGTGCAACACGACGATTCGGGCCAGCATTTCAAGCCAAATCCCCAGCAGCACCAACACCGCCAATCCGACAACAAACCAAATCATTTTTTCTCCTCCTTCTTCTCGGCAGGCCGTCTGAAACGCGCCTGATATTCCTCAATTTCGCGCTCTCTGTTTTTTTGCGCCATTCGCGCCGTCGCACGCCTGCGGTGTTGTCCCCAAGCCTGCCAATCCGTATTACGTCGTCCAAAACTCATTTCACACATCCTTTCACAATCGCCTTATCGCCATATTTCGCGCGGATTTCCTTGACCACCCGATCCAAAGCCTCTTGTTTCGCCGTAGGGCTCAATGGCTTATCGCTCATAAACAATCCCTTTCATTTTTTCCTCCGTACTCATCGACTCGTATTGCTCGCCCAAAGCTTGAGCCTCCAAATCCGCCATCCGCTCGCGGCGCGACATTTCCAACTTCGCCGCCGACACCACCGGCTTAGAGCAGCTATGCAGCATCGTTCCCGCCAAGACCGCCCAAAACAACAACCAAAAAGCCAAACCGATCCACTTGGTTTTCCGTTCGCAAAACAAATTAGACATTTTCCTATTTCCTTATAAATCAATTACTTAATATTTTCTCAAGGCAAAAAAATTATTGCGTACCCAATCCGCCTTAACCTGCGCCGCCCATTCCTTGGCTTCCTCTTTGCTCTCGAAGCGTTTCCGCAGTCGGCGAATTTGCAACCATGCGAAGCCTTCTTTCCGCTTGCCGCGTACATCAGCCCGCCAAATCTTCCGCCGTTTATGGGTTTCATAATCGTGCCAAGTGTCCTCATAGACTCCGGCGTGTACCGCATATTCGTGTCTCATTTCAGCCAACCTTTTTACGCTTTTCGCATGGTTTAATTTCACACTTTTGACATGCCCGCCAGTGCTGCATTTTGATAGGGTTATGCGTCGGAGCGGGGGAGAGAGAGATTTCAATACATTCGGCTCGTTCCATCCGCCGACCTTCAAACGGACACATCACCTTGCGAAATACATCCGCCACTTTCGCAGCAACTTTGTCTGGCTTGCCGTTGTATTTACCGTTCAAAATCAGACTGATGCTTGTCGCGCTGTATCGGAGTTTTGCCGCAGTCTTCATCAGTCCGTCTTTCTCGACCTCTTCCTTCAAAACCGCGTACCAATCTTCTTTCATATAATCTTTTTCATTCATAATCAGGAACCTCCCTTAATACAATTTCGTTTATATTTGGGTCATACACCTCTCTGACAGCCAGAAGCTGCGGTGCTTTCGACCCTGTATTCTTCAAAAGGACAAACGATTTTTTCCGAGCGTTGCCCGTATTTTTCAGATAACCCGCCGCTTCAAGGTGTTGAGCATAAACCTTGGCCATACTGCGGCTGACAGGGTGTGTCATATTGACGTGGGCCGTCAGGCTGTCCAAGTCAAAGGTTTTCAAAATCCGCATCGTCCGCCACAAGGCTTCCGTTACCGGACATTTCAACGGCTGACCGTCATCAGACAAGCGGGGCGCATCAACACCCGCATCCCGCTCCAGTCGGTATCCGTACGGTCTGCAAAAGTCCGAACCCTTCTGTATCGACACAAACCCGCCTTTATTAAGAGCTTTCAGATACGCGTACACCGTATTCCCGCTCAGTTGGCAGGCTTTGGCGATTTCAGAGACCGTCTGAAGCCTGTCCTTATTGCCCCGCAGACAGTTCCAAATCTCTTGTCGGCGGTTGCGGGGCTTCGTCAATGTCGTCATGCTCATAATTTGACCCCGCGTTTAGGTGCTTCGCCCTTGTACAGGTCGGCTTTCGCACAAATCTCGCGCGTTACCGTATCCAAGCCTTGCTGGTTGGCAAGCTCCAACAGATTGACCAAATTGACCGTTACGCGGCGTACCGAGCCGTGCGCCAAATCCACCAAATAAGACAGCGCATCTTTTTCAAACGTCAAATCAGGCGCGTAAACCTTCGCCAACTCTTCCGCGTCTGCCAAATCGACAGGCTGCGCAGGTACCCAAGCCAGCACGCGACCGTGGAAACGCTCGAATTTCTTCAGCTTGGTCGGCAACATCTCCTCGCCCACCAACATCAGCGGGGCTTGGCTGCCCTCGTAGATGTCGCGCACCAGCTCGACCAATCCCTTATGCGTAACCAAATAGTCCGCCTCATCCAAAATCAACGGACGCTGACTGGCGGCCAACTGTTCGCAGATCACATCCAAACAACCCGCCGCCGTCCGTGCAGGCGGCAAGCCCATCTCGAAGCAGATTTTTTCCAAAAGCGTCTTTTTGCTCCATGCGCTGCGCAGCTGGACATAGTAAGCGCGTGTCTCATTCGCCACCGCCACCGTCGCCGTCGTCTTACCGAAACCCGAAGGGCCGTACAACACACCCAAACCCGGCAAACCGTCCTGACGGTTGACCAAACGCTCCATTGCAACGGAGACCAAAGACAGATTGTTGATATTTGCAATTTTCATTTTTAAAATCCTTTTAAAGTAGTGAATAAACCTTGTTTTAAACCCCGAAAGGTCGTCTGAAATCAAGCCAGCATCGCCCGTTTGGACAACGCCTTATACTCATTGCTTTGCGGATACCGCTCCAGCCATCTTTGCGCCTGCGGCGGCAAATCCGCCTGACCGCAAATCCGCTGATACAGCGCAAACCGCTCCGATGCTTCGGACGGTACCGACCAGCCCGCAGCCGTTTCCGGTTCAGACGGCATCGCAACCGCCTTCACTTCCACAGCCTCGACCGTTAAATCATCCTCACGGCTTCGGAGTTGCGAAAGTAAAGCAGCCTTCTTCTTGACTTCCGCCATACCCAACACCATTCCCCCGATATTGACCGAGTCCTGATGTTCGATGGTCGGTACGCGGCGTTCTTTCAGGATGTTTTGCTGTTGCAGCTCGTTGCGTTTCAGACGCTCGTCGTTGCGTTTGTCTTCCGCGCGTTCCAAGACGCTGACAGGCATATAATCCGTCGAGTTGCCATGCCATTCCGCTTTGCAGATAAGGCGTCCGACATCGTCGTATATCCAAACCCAAAGCGCGTCCTGCACGTCGTAGCCGACCCTGACCGTTTCACCGTTGAACTCCATCAATTCGGCGGAATAATAAGTATTGCCGAACAGCGATACCTCCCCGCGCCGTACCGTGCGCATTACCTGCGGTCGGAACAAATACCCTTCCTCCTCCGGCGACACCCTCGGCGGCTCGCCAAACTCCGCTACCTTCAAAGCCCAAAACTCATTAGGCGACATATGCCGGCGTTTGCCATCGCGGTCGGTAAACTTAGGCAGCGAACGGTGCGGTCGGTCGTTATATTCGTCCACCACCCGTTCGATATAGCCCTTAAACTCATCCCAAGTAGGAATCGGCGAATTCAAAATCTTCCCGTGCAGGCGGACTTCCTTACGCGACAACTTAAACAGCTTCTGCCGCGCCTCGTCGTCCATATTTTTTCCCACAAAAGACGGCAGGTTCGCCGCCGCCCGTGTGAAAATATTATGGCTGCGTTCCGACGCGCCCTTCGCTTGCGAGTTATAAGCCCGCGAATGCGTCATCGTCATACCCAGCCTGCCCATCAGACCCGTTGCCTCATCCGTCATCATCAAGTTTTCAAAGCCACGACCCCAGTCCACATACCAAAGCGCACCGATGGCCGCGCGGCTCGCGTGGCTTAAAGCCTCAAGCACGG